TGAATATTTTGTTCAAACTGCTTGTTATCAAACTCCATTTGAACAATTCTCTCGTCAATTTCTTTACTCATAGCTTAGTAACCTCCCTCCATGCTTTTTCTGCAATTTTGTCAAAAATAGGCTGGATAGCGGGATTGATGTAATCTCTTCCTTGTACCCAGCCGCCGTTACGGGTTCCATGACCATACTGTAAAATGATGGCTATTGGAACTCCATTTTGAATATTTGAATTGTAAAACGTGATTGATGCAGAACCATTTTTTTGTTCTACTTTGTAATACCACGATTTAGCGGTTAGTCCAGAATCAACAGGTGTTGCTAACGCGAGAGCTGCCACCCCTTCTCTTCCGAACTCGTCTAAGTCTTTCACTTTAACAGCTTTGTCGACTTTTACCAGATATCGGGTTAGCTTTGAAAAATCACCCTTTTGTCTGATTCTTATCATTCGAATACTCCTTACACTTTTGTGGTGTAATCCAGACTAATCCAACCCGCTTTAGATTTCAGAAGACCCCAACCTGTGCTGGAGCCCTTTCCGTTTTTAACTTCGATGATTGTAAATACGCCTTTCCCTGTAAATTTGCCAGTCTTATCGTAATTGGTTCCAGGTCCTTTACGAATGTTTAGGTCAAGTATATCAACCCGAACTCTATATAGTTCGAAAGTGTTAAAAATAGAACCAAGTTTCTTATTAACATCGGATGCTATTTGTCCAAGACGTTTGTAAATATAATCACCGGGACAAGCAGTGCTTGAAAACCATCTATGAACGGTTATGTTCTGTTTGTCAGGTTGTCCAATTAAGGATTTATCCGCTTTCCATTTAAGTTCTTTGATGTTATTACGCTTACAAATATCGGTACAAAGCTCTACCAGAGCCTTATACACAGCATCATTAATAGCGTAAGGGTAAATTGTATCACTCGCACACTCGATTGTAATGGCTCTGTTGTCATTGGCACGGTTTGAAGAACACCAAGAACGGTCTTTTTCTTCAACGTACATGCCTATTCTGCCGTCAGGACCTATGCCATAGTTCGATGATGCTTTACGAGATGTCGGCGCAAATATGTTACCGAGTGTTTCCACGGAGCATTGTCCAACTACGCAATGAATTGTAATAGTATCGATTTTATGATTTCTAGGACTAGTCTTATTAGGACTAATTTTAGTGTAACTAACCAGTGGGCTGTTACTCATATTACCACCTATCCTTTTGTGTGTAGTGATTTCTTACGAGCTGCATTGAGGGACCGTTGTTTACTCGCCCATTCCCTCTTACTCATCTTTTTAGGAGGAGCGTTTTTGACGTTGCAAACTCGTATTAGGGTTAATAATCTATTTAAGTGCCATTTCTGACACTCAAATGGAATGTTTAAAGTGATCATCCACCAGTAAATAACCTCGGATGTTACTATTTCTCGCTTAACTTTCCCATTTTTTTCTTCGGTAAACCAAGTTGCGGTCATCGAGGCTTCGATGTACGCATTCACTTGATCGATGATGTCGTTGGTTATTCTTTTATACACGCTGGGATCGACATTTTGTGTCAAGGTCATGCAACGAATATAATCGATTGTCTCTTCAGTGGTTTTATCCTCTTTGCTGAGGAATGGTTTTTCCCATTTGGACTCCCATTTTGAAATAGAGACAAGAGAATGCTCTAATTGCAGTGACTGTTGCTTCAACGTGAAGAACATTTGAGTATCATCATCGAAATACTCTTTCTCGGGGATAATTATCCTAAGCATTCTCCGTTATCCGTCCACGGTTATACGCTCGGAATCGCCACCGGAGCTCCTTGCGCGCCATCCGCCGAAGGGATAACCGCGTTTATAAAGTCGGCAACCGCCTTTTCACCGCCAGTGAACAACTCAACCATAAGAACGTCATAAGCGTTAGACTGCTCGAACGCCTTGGATAATTCTTCAGACTTAACGAAGCGCTTACCATCGATAGACTTCTCACCATAAGCAGTGAGAACGATCTTCTTGAACCATGCGAATAATCGCTTGGTGTCTTCTTCCTTTACCATTTTTTCGAGCAGCTTCTTCAAACCGATGCTACCGGCTTCTGCCTCGAACTCCAAACACTCGGTTCTGCTGAGGTTGAAATGGAATTTTTCAGTTCTGGTTTCACCGTCGAAATCGGTATAGGTTATAGGTTTAATTAACATAATATTTTTCTCCTTTCAAATATAAAGGGAGTCGCCAGCCTCAAGTACACTGAATACGACCCCCTAAATAAGTTTGCAAAAAATGATACAGCTTTACGCTGCTGCCTTGAACATAGCGATAACTTCCTCTGGTGTTGGAAGTGTTGGCTCCTGATCCTCTGTACCATAAATAAGATCCTCAAACGCCTTAAGCTTTGTAGCATCAGCCTTGGTGGACTTGATTACGATATGCGCGACTGGCTTATAACCAGTAACGGGAATAGGAGTTGTGCTGATTTCCCAGCTGAATGTAACAGCTTCTGGGGAATCGTTAACACTGGCATTAGCCTTCTCAGAAGGAGCAGCCAAAGCGTTGTAAACGAGATGAATCTTATAGCCATGATCCTGACCATCAGTATCGTTACCGATAAGAGTACGATAAGCGAAACCGAACTCTCTACGAGTCTGCTGACCGAGAATAACGCCGTCTTCAGGTTCAGCGCAGCCGTCGCAAACTTCGAATTCATCAGGATATGTATAAGCCTCAATTGATGCTCCGAATTCTTCGGCAGATACAAGATTCAAATACTTCTGGTTATCGGCATAAAGAGCATTAGCCTCTGCACCGGAAGGCGACTCGTTAACGTTGATCAAACCGTTCCAAGCGACACCCTTACCGTATTTGCCCGTAGTATCTTTAACAAAAAGCACACCACGGTCGACACCGGTTTCGTAATACTTTTCACCGGACTTGTCCCATTCAAGTTTCATTTAAAAATCCTCCTTAAAAATATAGGGTATAAACATCGTGATTAAGATTGTCTGCTTCGAAGTGTCTATCGAATCTGCACTTCGGAAGTCGTGAAATCTTCTTTGGAAGCTCACTATCGGGATCTTCATAAATCACGATTAATTCATAAGCATTATCTTGCTTGTAAACAGAATTATTGGCGAATGTGTTATCTATTTTTTTTCGAGAATACACAATCGCGTCATATTCCATTTGAACAGATGCGGGGGGTTGAAAATACACATTACGACTTCCGAGGAGATCCTCCAACATAGTCTGTAGAGATAGTCTACTTGCCATTGTATACACCCCCCACTGTTAATATTAGTCTAGGGTACTGAACTTCGATTTTTGTAATCTTCCATTTAGTACCCATAAACTCAACATATTTCATCCAACGGGAATTCTGTTTGGCAAAAGGATCAGCTACAATGCTGATTTGGTTGGCGATATTCAAATCGTCATTTGTACTATCGGATGAAGAGGACCATTGACTGGTGTTCCTACTAAGATCTCCGTAGTGTTTACGTTCAGTAATTCGGTCTTTCCATACTCCAGGAGAGGTTTCAACGGGTATGCCATAGCCGATTACTCCGCTAAATTTTGCCATTTTGAATTTTCCCCCTTAACGATTATTACTCGTTGATTGTTTCGAGTACGATAGCGGACTTAGGCTTCATAAGAGAACCGGAAGCGCGAGTTTCGATGAGGTACTCATACTTGTTGAAGTTGATGTCGAAGTCGTCAAACATGTTGATTGCTCCGCCCTTATCAGCACCTACGGTATAGTCGTCAAGATTAACGATGATACCACGAAGTGTACGAGTCTTGCCTTCCTTGTCGGTTCTTGTGAGGTTCTTCATAGGAGGAACAGAAACAATCTCGGAAACGAGCATTGCTGTGGCGAGTTCCTTGATGTCCTTATAAAGTCTTCTGCCATCTTTATCCTTAAGAAGCAAGCAAGCTGAAACAAGAGCCTCAGGCATATATGCTGTTGGTGAGCCTGAACCGTCATAGTCCTCTCTAGCTCTTACAGCCTCGTCGATGAACTCTTCAGCAACCTGAGCCAAAGTAGCGCCAGCAGCAACATTTATGATGCTGTGGATTGCATAGAGATCGTCGTCGGTCCAAATAGGACGAATATGCTCTTCCTTAATCTTATCGTCGGAATCGGCAACTCTGCCGTCGCCAACGAGGTAAGCACGACAAAGTTCCTCATCGAGCTTATATCTCATTTCGCCCTTAAGGAATGCTACTACATCAAAGTCTGTGATGTCGATGATGTCATCACGGTCCATCTTCTGAAGCTTGTAAACAGTTTGAGGAGATGTGGTTCTCTTAAGAAGCGCGAATACCTCTTCCTTCTTCTGCTTACCCTTGATGTAACCTCTCGCTCTAGCTTCTTCGGTAGTAATGTCTGCGAAGAGAGCCTTAATTCTTGAGAAAGGAACGTGGTGAACAGAGTTCTTAACCTTCTGAACCCAACCGTCCTTCTTACCGATAAATCTTGGTTCGTTTGTGAGAAGACGACCGTCTCCCTCACTGTAAGGATACAATTCGCCGATATTAGTCATACCGTGAGCGATTGCGCTTTCCTTCATGCTGCCATGCTTCTTAGCATCCTCAATAACCGCCATCATCTCGGAATGGCTGATTACATTTTCGTTGTTCTGATCGTTCTGATCAAATGCATTGTGTTTCATATCGCTGTTTCCTCCTTCAGAATCATCATTTTCTTCGTTGTTTTCTTTTTCGGCAAGTGCTGCGCCGACCATTGCGTAAAAGACCTTCTTCTGTTTTTCATTAAAGGTGTCAATTACGTCTTTGATGGTTTCCTCTTTTTCAGGATTTTCATCCTTCTTGTTTTCATTATCCACAGGTGTTTCCTCCTTTTCGTCTTTCTTTTGCTCGTCTGAGTGATAAATGACAATGGAATTCTCATCGTAATTAGCGATAAGACCATCTTCGCCGTCATCACTGTGAGCCACAATGTAATCTATGTATGCGCCAGGATTTGCTCCGGCCAATACAAGACTGAGCTCACGAATGGAGCCGTGAATTACATCATTACCGATTTGTTTAAGCTTGTTGGCATAAATCGATAACGACCTTACATCTCCGTGTTCAACTAGCTCTCTCACTCTTCGTCCATCTTTGGTATCATTAAATGAACAATATGCATATACGCCTTCATCACGATTTTCGAGTAATGCGTGTCCTAAAACAGCATCGGGATCGTTATGGTTGTGATTCCAAACTAATGGAACCGTCTGACCGTCGTTATCTTTGAATGCGTTTCTACGAATGGTACGGCCGTCGCCACAGAGTAAATCGTTTCTAGTGGCCCAGCCACTAAAATGACATTTCTCCATTTTGAATTTTTCCTCCTAACTTTCAGTATTTTTGGTTTCGTCGCTTTCTTCCGCTTTGGGTTCTTCGATCTTTTTCTGTACATCAGCTGGTTGACTAATATTACTATTAATCAACTGATCTGCTTTAGGATCGCTAGACGGTTTGTATCCCATCTTCTGTCTAACCTCATTCTTTGATAGAATTTCATTTCTAGTCAACTTATCCGCCGCTTCAGCTAATTCGCCGAGAGGCATGAGTTTAAACGGATCTCTGAAATACATAATCGACTGTTTTTGTGACCTAGCGGTTTGGCTTAGAAACTTTCGTTTCAATTCATCTACAATAGCTGCCACAATAGGCTCAATTGTGCGATTATAGTAGTTGAGCATTGTTTTCTCGTCAGCCGTACCATCTAATATACTCTGAGTGATTCCTAACTGGCTATATAGCATACTCGTTAGGTATTCAATCTGTTTCATTAGATTGTTTTCGACAGGACGATTCAACTGTGTAATGCGCTCAGTACCATCGGTATAAGCGATACCATACTTAGAACCCGCCAATTGACTTTCTATATCTTT